AGTATTTATCACAAAAAAAAGGGGGCGATGAACGCCCCCCTAAGTTTTTTTTGAAACAAAGATTACATTAAGTTAGCAATTTGAACTCTTCTGTAGTATTTGTTTGTATTTGCAGTAATTGAGATAGCACCTTCAGCAGAAGCAGCAACTGTTCCAGTATGGAATGGGTTGGCTGCAATGCCGTATCTTGTTTTAAAGCCAATTTTTGGTTGGAAAGTATTTTCCCCAACTGCACGAACCATTTGTAGTGGAACATATGGGCAATAGAACATACCTGCATCATAAGGTGAAGTTCCTTTATATCCAGCAATGTAGTATTGTTTAGCAGCTACGTTAGCAGCATATGGGTCAACATATACTTTGTATCTACCATTCATGACACCTGCGAAAGTTGTTGAAGTGTCATCTACATTTAGGTTATTGTTTAAAGCAGGTGTGTAATCTAAAACACCAGCCATTTGAAGAGCAGAAGCAACATCAGCAGAACATATAATCATGTTACCTTTTCCTCTTCTTGTTTGTTGTCCGATAGCGTTAGCATCTCTTTCAATTGCAAACATTAAACCTTTGAATTTCTCAACTGACCATCTACCATTTGAGTCTGTATCTAAATCAAAGATACCTGCAGTAGTTGTATTCACTTGAGCGCCTTTAACAGCAGTTGTGTAAATATTTCTGATAACCTCACGGTTGATCTCTGCAAGAATTTCAGCAGATAAAATATTTGCAAGTTCTGTTTCAGCATCTAAACCATGGATTGCTTTTAAGTCTTGAGCAAGTTCCATAGTATATTCTGCTTTAAGAGCTCTTGATACAGCAGTAACAGTATGTTTTTCAATACTGAAAGCCATTTCAGCGAAAGCGTTAGTTGTTGTGTCACCTAATGCTTCACCTTGTGCAGCTGTCATACCAGTTGCAGTTGAGTAGGTACCGACAGGTGAATCGTTAAGAACAGCAGGATTAGTACCTGATATATCTCCACCACCTGTATCAGAACCAGCGTCTTGGTTAGATAACATTGTAGGTTCGTCTGCAAGAGCTTCAGCACCAGTTTGTGATTGAATTCTCGCTCTCATTGCAAAGATTAGTCCAGTTGGACCAGTCATTGGTTGAACACCGCAGACATCATATGCAATAAGGTTTGGCATAGAACGTCTAACTAGAGAGATTAAGATTGGGTCCCAGTTATCTATTGAAGAACCAGTTGCGTTTGTAGGCGCTGCCTCTCCTAAGAATGTTCTATCTTCTTTGATTGCTTTTTCTTGGTTTTCAAGAATTAGTGTAGTTACAGCCCGCTTGTAAGAATCCTCAATTTTTGGTAAATCAGGGTGTTCTAGGACTGGCTGCCACTTTTCTTGTAGATGTTGTGTTTGAAACATATGTTTTCTCCTTAAAATCTACTAATTAATTTGCACGCTTTACAGTTTTGCCAATAGCAGATGTATATGCAGCCATTGCTGTATCTGTATTGTCCTCTAGGGCGGTGCCAGTATCTACATCATCTATTTGAGTTTTTTCAGAAACAGTTCCTTTATTTTTTGGAAAGTAACTTTCTTTTAAAGTATCTAACTTTTCTCTGAAAGATTCTTCATCTGTGAAATCTACATCTTCTGTTAGTGATTTAAACTTTTCAAAATCGTTATCGGTTAGATCAGCTGATACGTCTGAGATAACCTTTTCTCTAACTAGGCCTGAATTTGACTGCTTCATTTCAACAATTTGTGAAATTTGAGTTTCAACTTTCTCTTCTAGTTTAGAAATTTTTTCTGATTGTGCCTCTAGAATATCATATTTTTCATCTGGCACATCAATATAGTGATCCTCAAACAATTGTTTCATACCTGCGATAAAATCTTCTGCGATTTCACCTTTAAGTCCTCTTTCAATTGCGAGTTCATTTTCTTTCATCCATTCTTCTACAACATAGTTCAAATAGGTATCTACTTTATCAGTTAAATTTTCTTTAATCTGTTCAACCTGTTCTGTAAGTTCTCCATCCATTTCATCAGAAATTCTTTTTACTTCTGAACGGAGTTTTGTTTTAATTGCAGCTTCAAAAATTGTTGCAGCTTTTGATTTAAAATCCTCTGATAAAGTATCATCAGCAGATAGAAGAGCTTCTACATCCTCTTTAACATCTACAGATTTTATTCTTTCCTCAGTTCTGGCATCTTTTTCTTCTTTAGACTCTTTTTTGTGAGCCATTTCTTTTTTCACAGCTTTGACTAATTGTTCTTTAGTCATACTATTCATATACATTGCCATTAAATCTTGTTTGGACATTTTCATCATATCTTTTTCGTGCATACCTTCGTCTGTGTCGTGCATACCTTCTTCGTGTTCGCCTTCTTCAAGTTTTTCACCTTCGTGATCTACTTGATCTCCAGCTGCAAGAGGTCTGTTTTGACCAGCATCTTTTGCTTTGTCCATTTTGTTTGGTTTGCCTTCACTTTTTTGTGCAGGGTCACCAGAAACTTCTTTCGCAGAACTTGTTACTTTTTTGGAAGGTGTAGTGCCTTGAGTTGGTGAAACAACAGCAGGGCCAGTATCTTCTACTGAACCATCTTCTGGGTTACCTTTCATAGGACCTTCTTTTTGGGCCTTCATTGCGTTTTTCTTAGGAGCATCTGCCATAGCATCTTCTTCAAGTTCGGCAATGACTTCCGCTTCTAATTCCTCAATGGTTTTATCTAATTCTGTATCAGCCATGGGATTTTCTCCTTTAAGGTTAATTTGTTATAAATTATTTATAAATTATAGATTTTTCAAAAATCTTGCAAATTCAAGAGCGGCCATCTTATCCTCTCTTAATTTTGTTCTCTTTTCAATTCTTTGTTTCATTGCGTAAACTTCACTTTCTACTAGTGAACCATTATTCCAAATCCACTCTTTACCTTCCATAATACCTTCTACAAAAGCATTAGGTGCAGATGGGTCTGCAACGATATCACCAGCAGTTGCCAATTTAAAATCATCTCTTACATAATTGGCACTTCCTTTTTGTTCTAGACTACCCATTCCTCTTGAACTAACACCCAATGTTGCACCTTCATCTATTAGACTCTTTGCAATTTTTCCCATTGGTGTGTCCATTATCTTTGCTTCGCCAATAAAATCTTTTCCCTCTTGTTTGAGTTCAGTAATCATATGTGATACTCTATCAAGATTTACTGTTGGCCCTTCGGGGTGTCCTAGTTCTCCAAAAGCTCTATTTTTTTCTATAAAATCTTTATTATAATTTGCGACTTCTTTTTGTAAAACTTCTACTGGGTAAATTCTACCATTTCTATTTTTGATACCTCCTTGCATAAAGATACCTTTAATTTTATAATCTTTTTTACCTTCAGTTTCTTCTGTGATAAATTGTACGTCTTGAACTTCTTCCGTGATGAGTTTTACTATTTGCATTATTCTTTCCTATAATGTATTAGTTAAAGTAACTTCTTCTACATAAATTTTACTGTTTGAACCACTTGACTCATTAATATGTGAAATGACAAAATTGATCTCTGGGTTATCATATAATAATGCTGATCTTCCAGCTGGGTTATTATCAATACCTGATTCTAATAATATGTGTCCATCTGTATTTTCTAGTCCAACACGACCTCCACGAAATGCTGTAGGTCTTTCTTCTGGTGTAGCAAATACTGTTTTGTTTGCTCCTATATAACTTCCATTGGTGGCAGTTACTGTTGTTCCAGCTTCAGTTATTTTAAAAAATCCGTCTTGTCCTCCAAATTCACTTATTCTTAAAGCACCGTGAGGACTTAATTTTCCTAAATCTAATGAGGAAGCATTGTTGTCTGCCTGCGTAATATTTCCGATATGTTGTATTAATTTATAAGCCATTGCTTTCCCTTAAAATCCGAGTGATGTTTCTTGTTCAAAGTATTTATAAATTTCTTTTTCTGTTACTTTATATTTTTGCGAAACCTTGCGTATAATACCCTCAAATGCACTTAAAAAGTCATTAGGCCGTTTATCCATAGTAGAAAATATCTCATCTACGGCCCTTTTCATCTTAGGTGTTAGTTTTTTGTAAGAATTACTTTGTTTATGTTCGTCTTTCTCTATCAAAGATTCTTGTATTTCACTCAGTTTCTTGGGCATTGTCCTCTTCTGATTTGTTAGTTTTAGTTACTATTGATGAAGCAACTTCTCTTTTTTTTAAATCTATTGCATCAGACATTTTTATTTTCATTGCATTTTTAAATGCATCTTCTGCTTCAAGATTATTATTTTTTTCTAATGAATTTACAAAATCACGACTTGTCATTTCCATTCTCCTTTGGTGGTTGACCATCATATGCACCTAAATCATCACCAGGTATTGGTGTGCCATCAACAGCTGGATATCTTGTAACACCATCTGTGCCTGATGGAACATCAACTCCACCTTCTTCTGGTGGTAGTCCAGCTTCTCTTCTGATTTGTTTTTGCATCTCTTCTATTTCATGGTCAGTTAATTTCAATACTTGTTTATGAACAAATTCTTTACTAAAGAAAGTTCCGACATAAGGTTCTACTTGTCCTATCATATCTATTCTTTCTCTCAACATTTCAGCTTCTTTTAATTCTGCAAAATGACCATCTTGCATAAAGTCATACTGAATGTGTTCTTTCATCTTACCCCATTCCTCAATACTAATAATACCTTTTAACACTAATTGTGTTTTTAAGATATCATTAAATAATGGAATGAATTTTTTGCGTACTCTTTGAACAAACTTTGTAAATTTAAGTTCATCTCTTGTAATCTCAGCAGTTCTTCCCAAACTAAAATTTTGTTCTGCCTCTAATCTAGAGATAGGTACATTTAATGAACGATAAAGTTTTCTTTGGAAATATTCTATGTCATCTATCTCACCAAGATTTGAACCACCAGGTAATGTAGTAATCTCTGTTCCTCTGCCACCTTCTCTTCTTGGTAACCAAAAATCCTCTAACATGGACATATGATTTCTATCATCTCGTATTTCACCTGTCTTTGCATCATAAACAAGTTTGTTACGATAACGATTCATAACATCTTTTAGATATTGTTCTGCTTTTATTTTTGGAAGATTACCAACATCAATATAGAAAATTCTTCTTTCTGGTGCTCTTGATATACGATAGATAACTAAACTATCCTCTATCATTCTTAATTGGTTTGTAGGTTTGATTGCTTTATGAAGATAAGATAAAACAATATTTTTGTTTTGATCAACTAATCCAGATGGACAATACGAAATAGAATCGCCAGATATTCTTATACCTTGCATATCTCCACCTAATCCAGCAGAGCCGAGGCCTTTTTCATTGTACATATAATAAGTTTCAACTCTTTTAATAAGTTGTGTACCTTCTCGACTGTTATCTTTTTTAACTGATTTTACTCTTTTAATTTTTCTAGGGTCAATGTATCTTAGTTCTGTGATACCTGATTTTGGATTTTTAGTATCAATAACTTTATGATAAAATAATCTTCCATCAACATACCAACGTCTAAAAATGTCATGGCCTTTTTCGTTAAAATCTAAAAGGTCCATAACCTCTTCAAAACATTCTCTAATTTTATCTTTTATATTTTTTGTATAAGGAAGTAAATCTAGAACGATATTGACAGGCATATCTCTTTCGTTAGAAACAATTGCCTCATTTACGATATCTTCAATCGCAGAATCAACTTCTGGTTGTTGTGCAATATCTCTATATCTTTTAATTAAATCTAATTCACTTTTCTCACGACCATCTTGATCAAGAACTTGAGCGTAATATCCACCACCAGCTATCTCTACCGAACCATCGTCAGGTGATTTCTGTGTGAATTTATCTTGAGTCGGTGAGTCTTTGATTCTTTCAAATCTAAACCCAAATAAATTTGCCATAATGTACTCCTACTGTTGTAAGTATTTAGTAGGCTTATTGTTGACCAGTTAGACTAGAAATAACTCCACCTATTATATTGTTTCTTATATCATTAGGTGCATTATTATTAGATGTTGTTTGATTTCTAACAAAATTAATATCACTAGCTTCAAAATGTTGAAATCTCCAAGTTACTTCAAATGTTTCTATTTCATTATTTGTATCATATGATAAAGCAATTTCCCCCATAGTTTGAGGATATGCACTTCTAAATATGTAACTTTTTAAAACATTATCATCTCTATCTAATTGTTCAACACTTAAATCTGCTTGATAACCTGTCAATGCAGATGGACCAGTATTTTCTACTAAATTGTTGATTCCATTCATCCATCTTTCCATGGCATTTCTAATCATGAAATCTGTATCATTCATAAAAGTAACTGTCCAAGGTTCAAATTCTCTGTCACCTGCAACATATATATTTCTTCCTCTAAATGGTACTGCTATTTCTCCAAGAGTCTGACCAGGCAAATTAGTTGCAGTTGCTAAGAATGATGCTGTTGTGACATTCAATCCTAAGTTTAAATCAGGTGGAGATGCAAGAGTAACTCTATATTGGTTGGCACGAGCACCACCTCCAGTAAGTCTAGCTTTAAATTCATCTATTGTTGCCATCTTAACCTCCTACCTCTGTAAATGCAACTCCACTTCTTGTGGCAATAAAGTTAAGAGTTACAAAGTTAATTGAACGAGCAGGTCTGACAAAGATATCAGCAACAAACTCATTTCTATCTATTACTGAAGCTGTGTTATTTGTAGAATCTGCAATAACATTAAATGCTGATATTCCTCTTCTACCTTGAATATCTCTCAAGAAAGGTTCTACAAGATTTCTAAATTGTGCTCTTGTAAATTCATCATTGAATTCAAAGAGTTGAAACTTAGCTGCAGTTGCGATAGATTTTTCTAATAATAAGAATAATCTTCTTACGTTTATTCTATCAAATGCGCTTGGTGTTGATAATGCAGTTTTATCTCCGAATAGAACAACACCTTGACCTGGAAAGTTTACAACTGGGTTAATTCTTGCTCTATATAAATCATCTCTTTGAGATTGATTTGGATTAAATGCTAACTTAATCGCACCTCTTATGTTTCCTCTATTGAAACCTGCAGGTGAGAAAAATGCATCAGCAATTTGATCTGTAAATGCACAAAGTCCAGCGACATCAGCATTTAATGGTACAAATCTAAATACATCATTGTATTTGTCGTACATATATTTGTAACCACTATCAAATACAACATATGAAGATGATGGGCATAAATCAAATGCTGTTTTAACATTTGAACTTTGTGTTATATTACTTGCAACTCCAACAACGGCAGAACGATATGGTGATACAAATGCAACACAATCTCTACGTTTCTCTACTAATTTTGTTATCATTGTTACATGAGTGTCTTGTCCACTAGATGAGTCTGTAACTGCACTTGATGAACCACCTATAACTAAGTTAATGTCAATTGACTCTTGGTCATCAAATTTATCATATGCAGTTTCAATTTCTCCAGCTGTTACTGCGTAATCATCAGCACCACTTTGAAGATTAGTTGCTGTAGGTGAAGTTAAATCAGAATATGCGGCTGTGCCTGTTTCTAATGTGATATTATCATTTTGATCGACACTACCTGCGGCCGATGAATCCATAACGATATTATCTCCATTGTCTGTTCCAGCACCATCTGTTCCATCTATGATGATAGAACCTGAACCTCCATCAATATCTGTTCCAAAATTAGTTCCACCTGTATTATGGTCCATCCAAAAAACAAATTCAGATTGTCTATAAATTACATCTGGGTAATATATTGAGTCACCTTGTGGCGACTTTGCATTTGGATTAACTGAAAGAGAAGCAAAAGTTTCTAATATAGCATTTGTTCTTTGACCATTAGCATCTACTGAAAATCCATTTATTTTTCCGAGTCTATCATAAACTACGATATGAATTTCGTCTAATGTTCCTCTGTTATTTTGTGTTGCAAAAGATGATGTGCCTGGAGCTGCATCAAATAAATCATAGAATCTCCATCTTCTTCTGACATTAGTGCCTGAAGCAACTGTTGATTGCAATCCACCGCCGTTAGGGTCATCTTTTAATTTTATTGTTAGTGTTGGTGTACCTGTTGAAACGGCGGTTACTTCGTATTCACTACCATCTGTTTCACCAAAATTTACTATATCTCCAACATTGAAACCTGTTGCAGATGTAATTGAAATTACTGTTTGTCCTACTGCTTCTTCAGCAGAGGTTGTTGTCTTTGCAGTTTCTTCATATGCAGTTGAACTTGCACAAATTGAAACTCCTAATCCATTTCCGTGTGTTCCAGCACTTCTTGCTGCCCACTCACCAACTGAACCTTGACCCTCTGAAAAACTTTCTAGATAATGATCTGTATCTCTAATTAATAAACCTGTACTACCAGATGCAACTGCGTTAGTCACACCAGACTCTATACGAACAACTCTTAATGCATTAGAGTATTGTAAAAAGTTAGCTGCAGAAAACCAATTTTCGTATGAGTTATTTGTAGATTGGGGTTTACCAAATGTTTTTACTAAGTCCTCTTCAGAAGTGATGTTAACTACTGTACCCACAGGTCCTTTTTCAAAGGCAGCTGCAATGGCACCAATTGATGTTGCAACAGCTGGAACTACATTAGTTAAATCTATTTCTTTTACCTGAACACCAGGTGAGACCAAAAATGCCATTGTTTTCTCCTCAAGAATGTATGTTTTTATATTATTTATAAATTTTAATATTTGAAATCAATGGTTTTATATACCATTAGTCATATAAATAATCGTATGGAAACACATTACCAAAAATATAAAGAAACTATTAAAAAAGTAGCTCGTAGACATTACAATAAAAGGGGGTCTTGGTTAAACAAAACCTTGGCAAATAAATCTTGTAGTTATTGTGGTGAAAGCGAAACTGTGTGTTTAAAATTCCATCCTCATGATTCTGATATTCGTAAACAATCAAAGAGAGTTGGAATTAATGAAGAAAGCAGAAAAGAGATAAATGAACTTATTAATAATTGTAAAGTTGTGTGTTCAAACTGTTGGATAAAGTTAGATAATGATCTTATTGAAATTATTTAAAAACATAAGTTTACTCCTAGTATAAATAAGAAGATTTATCAATTCAAACTTATTTACATAAAGGAGCAAACTTATGAAATCATTATTTATAAACAGAAGAGAGTTCAGCGTGGGTAGTGCGGCCGCAATAGCTGCATTAACATCATTACCTACATTTGCTGGTACAAAAATAAAAGTTGCTGGAATTTATACAGTTCCAACTCAACAAAAATGGGTAGCAAGATTACATCTCGCTTTAGATGCAGCTGCAAAAAGAGGTGAGATAGAATATGTGTATTCAGAAAGCACAGCAAATACTGATTATGTAAGAGTCATGAGAGAATATTGTTCTCAAGGGGTTCAGTTAATAGTTGGAGAAGCATTTGGTATTAGTAAAGAAGCCAGAAAAGTTGCTGACGATTATCCACAAATAGCATTTCTAATGGGTGACCCATTTAAACCTCACGGAACTAATTTCTCAGTATTTGATAACTACATACATGAACCTTGTTATCTAATGGGTATTCTTGCAGGTCATATGACTAAAACAAATAAAATTGGAATGGTCGGTGGTTATGCTATCGGTGAAGTTAACAGATTGTTCCATGCGTTTATGGATGGCTCTAGGTCTGTAAATTCAGATGTTCAATTTAAAGTAACATTTATTGGTTCTTGGTATGACCCACCGAAAGCAAAAGAAGCAACATTTGCACAAATAGAATCAGGTTGTGATATAATGTATGCAGAAAGAGCTGGAGTTGTTGACGCTTGTAGAGAAAAAGGTATTCTCGCATTTGGAAATGTTAACGATATGAATAAAGAAGAAAATGGAACAGATGTTGTTGTTACATCAGCATTATGGCATATGGAAGATGCGATTAATCACGCAATAGACAGAGTTAAGTCTGGTACATTCTCCTCTGAAGAATATCACGATTGGACAATGATGGCAAAAGGTGGAGCATCACTTGCACCTTATTATGAATTTGCAAATAGAGGTGTAGTTGCCACGGTTAAATCTAAAATTGCAGCTTTAGCAGAAGATATTAAATCTGGTAAGTTTGTTGTGATTATAGATGACACAGAACCTAAATCTACATTTTAAATAAAATAATTAGAGAGATTTCGTTAACCATAATTTGTCTAGCCAAATCTCTCTAATATCTTTAACTTTATCATGGTTGGTATCTTCTATATTTAAATATTCACAAATTTTATCTAGTTGTGTCAACCATTTTTTAGAATAATAAACTAAACTCATATCCACAGTAAAATAATCATCATGTTTAGGTAAAGGTACTTGTTTTAAACAATCCTCTCTTATCGACTCTCCATTTATTAAATACAAACTAGGTTTAACATAATTATCTACAAAGTGGAGAATTAGAGGCCATCTTTTTTTTATTTGTAAAAGTTTAGGATTATATTTTTCTACATCTAAAAGTTCTACATTGTTATGTTTAATACTGTGAAGTATATCAAAATATTCTTCTGTAAAAAATGTATCTGTATTTTTATTACATAAAAAGTTTTTATTCCCACCTTCCCAATGTTCTTTTTTTGAGTGGGATTTAATTATGTATTCGTAAACATCTCCGTCATAATGTTCGTTCAGATGAAAATCTTTTGACATTGATAAACATTGTATTAAAAAGTTTCCACCTGCACCATTAGAAAAATGCACACCTACAACATTACCAATCAGTTTCGTAAGTTCTGACAACTGGGTTCCATTTTGTGCCGTATTCATCAACCATCTCCCCAATATTTTCTTCTTCTAAACCATTAACAACAAATCCAAAAGGAGCCATGTCTTGTTCTAATTGATTTTGTTGTTCACTATACATTTTCTGTCTAATATTTAAATCAGTTAATTCTTTAAAATAAGTTTGATCTGTCGCCCAAGCAAAAATAACACAACACATAACTAAATCATCATTTGCACCTTCCTCTGCTCTCCATTGATTTCCAAATGAAACAAATGTAGAAAACTCATTTATTAAATCAAAATCTTGTACTAATAATTTATCTGTTTCTAATATCTGTTTTAAATTAGAACACCCAACAGATTTAACAGTTTTTGTTGTCCTCACACCTAATTGTGCTTTTCCACCAGAGTAACCTCCACCCATAATCTGACCTGCACGACCACGCATATAACACATTACTATATTATCATATTCTAAATCAAAATGCAAGTTATTTGCAACTTGTTCACCTATGTCATTAACCTCTATTAAAACATATGCATTATTATAAGCCTTTGCTACATCATGAATTTTATGAGGGAACATCAAAGGTTTTAATTCATTATCTTTAAATGTTGCTACTATTTTATATGGTATTTCTGTAACATCAAAAACAATGTATGCAGAGTTATCATTTTTAGTTCCTCTGGCAACATCTGCCGTTAACATATATGTTTTATCTTTTTGTGGTTTTTCATAAACCGATAATCCAGCATATTGTTCTATTGGAGTTTTATATGCCATACTTCTCAATTTACTCGCATTGATAAGTGTGTTTGTAGAACCTAAAAATTCACACTCAAATTCTGAATTAAATTGTTGTTGACTTGTATTTCTTATCGTTTCTTCTTTCCATTTCTCATCACGACCTGGCACTTCTGTCCAATGAACCTCAATAGGAACATAACTATTTCTTTTATGTTCTGCATCTGTCCATATTTTGTAAAACATATTCATACCATGAGGTGTAGATACAATAATAACTTTTGTAGATTTACCAGAAGTTATTGTAGGATAAACTGAACTAAAAAATTGTTCAGCAATAGTAGGTGGAACGAAAGCAAACTCATCTAAAAATATAACATTAAAAGAACCACCACGAATAGCAGAAGCAGAAGTTGAGGCCGCAAGTATTTTAGAACCATTTTCTATCTCTAATGATCCTTTATTCCAAGACAAGATTCCTTGTTGTAACCAAGTTGGAAGATTTTCATATGCAAGTTGCAATCTACCTAATATATCTCTTGCAGTTGCAGCTTTGTTTGCTAGTATGGCTATATTTACATTTGGATTAAATAATGCATAATGAAGTAAGTACGCTATCATTATTGTTGATTTACCAGATTGTCTAGGTAATTTGCAAATAGTAAAACGATTCTTATGAAATGTACCAATCATATCTTTTTGAAAATTATACATTCTAAAAGGAACAAGACCCTCATCTAATGAAACAATTTTCATATAATTTTCTACAAAATATAAAGGATTATCCATACACTTTTTATACTCTGTAATGTTTTGTTTTGTAAACTCTACAGCTGTGTTTGCTTTTTTAAGATTTGGATTTCCTAGATATTGTGCGTTTGCCATTTTATTCCTCAAAAGATTGAATTGTATGCAATCCTAATTTTGCTCTATTTTTTAAATGTGCTTCTTTTATATCTTTTTTAGATTGACCTTCATATCTAACTGCATGATTTTCCTCTACCATTCTCTCATTAATATTTGTGTCAAATGCCCACAACTCACCTAATATTCTTCCAAACTTTCCTTTAGCATCATATGTTTTTGTTTTTAAAACAATATTACCTGCTGATAAATATCTTTCCAAATATTCTTTAGCTGCAAATCCATATATCTTCTCTATGTCATCTGAAGTTCTAGATTCTGGTGTGTCAATCCCATAAAGTCTAACTCTCTCATCACGCAACCATACACCAAATCCTAAATCTATATCTACATCTACAGTATCACCATCAACAACTTTTACTACTTTACATTGATATTCGTACATTTGTTTTCTCCTCTAAATAAGTTACTAAATCTTGATAACCACCAATTCTAACTCCACTTTTAAAAATTTGTGGAATAGTTTTTATGCCAGGAGCTTTAGATTTTAATTCTTCTCGCAAAAGTTTTTGGTTTATATCATAGTCATTATATTCTATGCCTTCTTTAAATAACAATTCTTTTGCTTTATTGCACCAAACACAATCTGGTCTAGTATAAATATCAAACACCTTCCATACCTCTTCTCGCAAAAATTACTTTTCTATTGTTTTCTGCTACATCTGGGTCTTTGTTTTCCATACAACCTATTTCTAAAGTTACATAATTATCTTTTCCATATGTTTCTTCCAAATAGTTTTCTAACGCATAAGTCATATTTATTGCATTGTTTCCCAAATATCTTACACATTGAGTTGCTTTTGGAAATGCAATATGATTTGTTGCTTTATATTGTAAACTATCACCATTTATTAAAACGGCTGCATATATCATCCACTCTAACATTACTTTTTATCCTTTCTTTTTTTACGCTTCCTACAATGTATTCTAAGGTGTCTAAATAAATCATCACCTTGCATTGGCAAATGATCTCCTTGCATTATTTCTCCTTTAACATTCTTTGTAATTCAGCAGTTGAACCTACAAATAATGCATTAGTAACATTTTTTGGTGCATCATTTGGTACTTCTTTTAGTTTTTTCATTTTAGTTTGTAAATCGCCGAGTTTTTCTGTAACATCTCCAACTTGTTTTATTAATTGTCCAGCAACCTCATATGCTCTAGGGTGCTGACTTTGTTGGGCTAAATCTAAAATACCTTGTATCGCATCTTGACCTCTCTCAACTAAGTTGTAAAAGTTCTGTCTTTGATACTCATAATCTCTATCAACATCTGGTGTTGAATCTATTTGATTAGTTTGATATAATTTTTCTGTTCCGTTACTCATTAATCCATTTTACCTTCCTCTGGGTATAACCACCAACCCGTTGATATATATTTAGATTGATGATGAACTGGGTTTCCTCTATGTTGCCAAGGAAATGCGGCTGGAAATATTGCCATCATACCTTTTTTAGGTTGTACTCTAATATTTTCTAACAAAAATTCTGTTTCTCCCTCATTTTTCTTTATATCGTTTAGATATAATGTCCAAACTAAAACTCTACGAATATTTTTGTAGTGAGATATCTCTGAATGAAAATTATGAAATCCACCACCTTTGGGGTCTGTTTTTTGTATTTTAGTTTCTTTTGATATAAGTTTTTGATTCCCCCTATAAACATAAGGAAACTCCTCTAGATATAAATCTAAAGTTTTTCTTTTTACAATTTCTATTTTATTATAAAGAGAAGAATCTATTGACACCCACTTTTGTAAATCTTTTCTTGTATCTCTATTTGCTGAAACAGTTTTAGAATCTTTATCTGACTCAAACCAATCTAACATCTCTTGAACTAATTCATCTGAGGCTGCATTGTTATAAATTCTACAAAAATCACTTAATTTCATATTTTACTCCTTGTAAATAAAAATAGGGTCTAATTTTTTATCTTTTTCAATTAACTCATATCCAATTGGAAATAATAATTTTTTTAAATTTTTTCTTTTTATTTCATTATCTAATTTTATTATCTCTACTTGTAAAGTTGGTTTATATTTTTTAATTGTTTCTATCCCACCAAGTATGATATCATATTCACTACCCTCTGCATCTATTTTAATAAAATTGGGTTCTAATTTATATGAATCTAATTTTTTTGTTGACCTAATAGTTTTTATAATATTAGATTTATATCCTTTTTCTTTCCATCTACTAAAATTTTCTTTATAAAAAGTAGATAATCCTTTATGAATTGTGTCTATGTAAAATTCTTTATATGAATCTGTTGAATGTAATGCTTGATTGTAATATATAAATTTTTCATCCTCTATTAATTCTACATATGGATGACAATCAAATGCAACAACTTTTTCAAAGGCTTTTATATAAATTCTAGAGTGACTACCATTACAATATCCTATATCAACACAATTTTTAAATTCTTTTTGATATTCTAAATGTATATTTAGAGCATGAAAAATATTATCATCATCTTTTTTCAAGTTCTTCCTGCTTTCATAAAAGTTCTGGTGCTTGTTTTGCCTCCTCTACGACCACAATATGTTTTACATATCTCGGGTGCATTTTCTGGATTATCTTTTAACATTTTATGAAAATCAATCCATTCTTTTGAGTTAATAATATCATTTACACTTTTCACATTACCTATACTAAATTTATCATCTGTTAGTTCTGGCAAAAAACTTAAATGTTGTTGCCCTGGTTGCCAATACCAACAACAAGGTAACAGTTTTCCTTGAAAATCCCAACCATATTCTTTATTTTTTAAACAGGCAGGATCAAATGTGTTTAAGTTTTGTTTTAATGTAAACCCCGTTTCTGGCTTTAGTGGATTCTCATCATCAAACCTTGACGATTCAATTAATAAAAATTCCATATTTTCGTCAACAGCCATTCCGTAGGCCTCAAAACTGTCATCCTCATTGTAATCAAAGACTATATATTGCCAAGAAACAAAAATTCCCATAGAAACACCAAGTTTCATCATTTCATATAACTTATTTCCATCTTGATTGACACGATATTTGTGACTATCTTTTGGTAAACCATCTAATCCAAAAATCCATTTTGCATTTTTGTTTGCCTCAAATGCTTTTATATACCATTCTTTTGGTTGATGTGATGCTGATGTGTGAATTTGTACTTGAATATTTCTTTGATCACATAACTCTAACATTCTTATAAAGTTAGGATTGAAAACTGGGTCAGATATATTTCCACAAAAAAGAATTCTTTCAAAATAATCTGCGATTTTTACAAAATCTTCAAATGATAAATCATTTTTTGGAATTTTTTGATTATGTTTAACATACCACTGGCGATCACAACCACTACAACTTAAAGTGCATTTAGAAGATATGTCTAAATTTATTGCTTTTTCTCTACTTATCTGTTCCACTTGTTTCATCAAAATTCTTCGCATCCTCAAAGAAACTTATTGTTTCATTAAATCCAAAATCATCATCAGCAGTAGCTGTAGTTGGGTTTGGTGTTACTGTGATTCGTTGTTCTCTCGTAGGTTGTACCTCTGGTAAATTACTATATTGATCAACTTGAACTTGTTTAATAATTTTTGAATCTGTAACTGGTCCATAAAGATAAAATTTAGAAGTAAATCCTAAAGTATAGATTATTGCTCTTCTTTCTGTGAATTCTCCACGATAACTATCCTCATAAGATATAGAATTTAAAACAATGGGAACATCTCTTTTAATTCCCATTTCAGGTATATCATTTATTGTAACAGTATAATCTGGTTGAAAGTATGGGAGTATTTGTTCTATCATTTGTAATGCATCATCTGATTGTTTTGCCATAGCATATAACTCAAAATCTAAATTATATGGAACTGGCATAAATTGACTATCTAGTTTTGATGTGACACCTGTTGTTCCTTGTACCTTTTTAAATTTTTGAACTCTGTTTAATTTTCTTGTGGAATCATAAGTTAAGTTTTGTATTTCAAATGCAAGTCTTGGTAAAGTAATTGCTACTTTACTATCTAAATTTGCATCTTGATCTAATCTTGCAAGAAATTTTTGTTTCGGGCCATATGCAAGTGGAACTTTCATTTTTTGGACCACTGCTCCACTATTATTTTTTCTGACTAAATTTATGTTATTAAATATTGTACCAAAGGTTACAATTATTTTTCTAATGGTTTCGTGATAGAATTGTTGTCCTAACATTATGTGCTCCCTACATCACCGAATGGATTTGTTTCACTAAAATCTAAAATAGAATCATCAGCTGCATCAAATTGTTCATTCTGTGCGGTTGTATCTGTAGTACCATCTCCAACTTTGTATTCCTCTTGAAGTAAGAATGAGGTACCATCTTTTGTTTCTAGTATTATTCTTTCACCAACTGAAGTTGAATCATTTTCATGTAAGATATTATCTCCATCTGTTTCTTCTAATAACAATCCACCCTCAAAGAATAAGAAAGATTCTAGTGCAACATTTTCGTTGACAGCAGATGATTGTTCTAATGTAAATTGGAAATCTGAACTGTCTAATCCCAAACCTGACTCTATGGAATCTACTACATCAATACCTGTATCAATCGCTTCTGAACTGTATTCGTATTGTCTACATCTTAATTTATATACTGGGTTATTATCTAATTGATGAAAAGGTTCATCATGGTCTACAAAACTTATTTCAAACATTTTTGATAATATTGGGTGATAAACTAAATCACCTTCATTTGGTCTATCTCCACTTGTAGTCGCTGTGTCCATAATTAAATAAAATTCCATGCCACTTTCTTCAGATAATATCTTTGCAGTATTATCATCTTCTAATAAAAAACTATCTCCAGCATTAGTTGAAGAACTGTCTGTTCCATCAATAAATATAAAACTTTTTGTTACTGTGCTTAATGTTGATGACAAAGTGGTTTGATTTAACGACCCTGCTTCCAATAATATAGAACCGCCAGTAGAGCCAGTTCCATCTTCAAGTGTAATCTGACTATCTAATTCTTTAAATCTATCTTGATGAAGAACAAAGGTTACCTCGTTTCTATTCTCTAATCCAAATTGACTCATTATTTCTTTTTCGCCAGCATATCCACCAGAACCATCTTCAACATACATTTCTATTGGGTGTTGTCTTGTAAATTTAGATAAAGAATCTTCACCCAAAATATCATCTCTTGCAACAAGAGTTCTATCCATGTAATAAACATCATGGCCATAAATCTGTATTGCCTCTTTAATCAAATCACTATAAAGATTTCTTTCAGCCTTTATTGAATGAAGGTTGTTCGTATGAAATACTGAATTAACTGCCATTATTATCCCTTATGGAGAGTTGCTGGATATTGCATATTTTGTATTTGATCTTCTATGTTTGTAATCTCTTCTTGTGCTTGAGAGTAAATTTCTCCACCATTCATTTCTACTCCACCTAACATTTGCACACCTTGAAACTTTGATAAATTTGCACCCCATTGTTTTTTAATAAGTGCAGTTGCATATCTTTTTAAATGCATATCATTAAAAACATCTGTGTATGTTGCTGGGTCTAATTTCCTATAACATTCAATAACGATATAATCACCAGCAGTAACATCTTCATTCCAATCCATATCTAAATATAATCTGTTTTGATGTTCATAATGTCTTATTGGTATTTCTCCAACTAAAATATGACTTAAAAGGTCTATCTGGTCCATTACCATTTGATAATGTAAAATAGAACTTGATGTAAAATCATAGATATCATTTAATCTTATTTGATAACGAATATCAAAAAGACCATTCGTAGAAGAATCGTCAAATGGAAAAACTTGAACTACTGACAATACACTACTTGGTACAGGTATAAATCCTTTTCCCTCTAACCAATCTGCTGTTATTGATGAAGATGCAGAATCCGTTGCAGTAGTTGTTTCATTCGTTGTGGCTCTGTCAATTTCTGCCTGAGTCATTTGATGTTTTAGATAAACTTTTTCAACAGAGTCATAATGGTAATGTGCAAAGTATTGAACTGCTTCATCAATCCTATCATCAACTTGAGCATCTGTTACGTTAATATCAATAGCACCAAAGCCTAGTGCTCGTAAACAATAATCTTTAAATGTCGATTTTGAATTTGGTATGGCCATCTTTTTTCCTTTATATACTATTTATATGTCTTGACATTTGTTATAAAGTAATATATAATTACTTTGTATTATAACATAAAGAGTATTTAATGTCAAAAGTTATTTTTAGTCTATACATAGATATACCTGAAAAAGATTTAGATTTGTTTGACACACATATTTTAAAAGAAAACGAAATATCTAGAAATCTTTTAACTAAACAAGCCTTCAGAGATAACTATAATAAACTTATTGAGTGCAAAAAACGATACGCAGAAGCCGTGGGGGCAAAATTTGTATTATATGAGTATAATGAAGATTATATAAGTTATAGAAATTATTGGAAAAAACATTTTCCTCAAATAACCGATTATAATATCGTTAACTTTTATAAACTTAAATGTATGTTTGCACTAAATCATATTTATGATGAAGTATTATATTTAGATTTTGATACGATACCAACAACAAACGAAAGTTTTTTTGAAAGATGGGATTTATCAAAAGGTATTGCATTATTAAACAATAATAATAAAATAAGAAGTAAAGGTCAAAAAACTCATCAAATAACTGGCACAATTAGAAGCCCGTCTGCAAAATATTATAATGCACAAGCAATGTTATTAGAAAATAATTACCCTCTAGATTGTGATGTTGTAAATACTGCGATCATTGGAATGACAAAAAAACATTCTATACAACTTAAATACTTTCATGGTATTGGAGAAACAATACGGCTAATGGATTATCTAAAAACTGAAGAATATGAAAGTGTATTTCCAAAAAACATCACTAAAATCTTTGGATATGATAATGAAACAATATTCTCATATAAAATAAAAACGACAAATACACCTGTTCAATGGTTAGATAATGAATGGCATTATTTTTATGATGCAGAATTACATATTCCTAAAGAAACTAAAATAATACACGCCATAAATAAACGATTTGATTTTTGTTGGAGGTTTTATGAAAAACTTGATCTTTAGTGTGTATTATGATATAGACAATATTGATATAGATCACAATAAAAAACAAACAAATACTAAATCTCAATTAAAAAAATATTTTGACAAGTTAGTAGATAATAAAAAACAATATGCTAAAATTTGTGATGCAGATTTTGAATTAATTACTGATTTTGACACAAAGATAAGTTTTGATAATTTACAATTTCAAAAAATATTTTTATTAGAAGAGTTAGTAAAAGATTATGACAACATTTTATATCTAGATTTAGATGTTGTTGTTAATACCAACAAAAACTTTTTCAAAAAGTTTGATATGAATACGATTTGTTGTAAAAGTTTTTATTGTAGTTTATATAATGAGTATGGTTTGAAAAATTCTGATTATAATCACATATCTAACGACATAGAAAATGAAATAAAAAATCTCGACAGGTATCATTGGGTTATTAAAGGTTATACAAAAGAAGCCATGATGAAATATCACGATATTTTTAAGGAAACTAATCTTGTGATAAACACAGCAATAGTTGGTGGTGGAAAAGAAGCAATAAGTAAGTTAAAATTTTACGAAAACTTTTCTTCAATGTGTGATATGATAGAAAAATTAAAAAAAGATGAACTTTACCCAGATTATATCAGAGAAAAATTTGATATGAACAATGAAGTATTTTTTACATATCTTTTAGAGAAAAATAAACTACCATTTACAGACTTACCACAATGGTGGCATCAATTAATTTTAAAAGAAACATCTCTTAAATGCACTGGTGTATCACAAGCCCAAATGTTACACATTATTGATAAAAATTTTAAGAGGATTTTTTGATTTCTAAAAGTATTTCTAGTATCTCTATTGGAGTTTTTGCTTTTCTTAATTTAGACTTTAATTCTCTATCTTGACACTCTCTTACTAAATCTAATTCAAATGCACCTAACTTAACAATGAATAAATCTTCTTTTTGTTTGTCTGCATCAAAATCGTTAAAAAATAATTTTAACCCATAAGAGTAAAATTTAGTGTCTACTTTTGCAGAATTGCTCTCTGCATCATAATATGCAACTGGGTCTATAAGTAACCCTTCTTCTTTTCCACATCTAATCGCAAACTCTCTAAATGCAGCCTCATCTCTTTTTATTCTTTGATAAGTATTTTCGTGAAGAGTATCTAAATCAATTAATGACCATAATTTAGTAACGATTGGGTGAGGTTTACCTTTATCTTTTCCTATCTCAATCTTATCATTTATATTAATTATTGTATTTTTTTGTTCAAGAGTAAGTGGGTCTTTCCATATTACATTTACCATCACTCTTTCATTGTCCACAAATTCTGCTGTGTAAAATGTACTCTCATTAATATCATCTAAATTCATAATATATCCTTATTTTAAGATTGATTTATTTTAAAAACATAAGTATTTACTGTTTGTGCTGATCCGTTTGGAAATTCTTGGGCACGATAATCATCAGCTCCAACATCTCTTGTATTATGAGCGCCCGAACCATCTAAATTTGTGTCAACAACACTACTTCCTCTTGCATTACCAGAGCCATCAAAATTGTAAGTAATCTTATAACTGTTTACATTACTTGTTGTGTGTCTAATTGCAGTTTGTAATAATGATTCTATATCTGCTTCAGCAAGTTGTTTTAAATTATTATCACTATCAATAGTAAGAAGTGTTCTTGATGGTGAATTATCAACACCATTTCTTCTTATTAAGTAATAAGAATTTATAGTTGATGGAAAATCTTGGGTTGATCCAGATGTGCCTATATTTGAGGCAGAAAATTGACCAGTATTAGCTCTAGTATCAACAAAAATTGCTGTGTTTGTGCCAGATACCTCTGTGTAATTTGTAACTGAAGATGATGTGTTAACTGAATATGTTCCTGCCGTATCTGATGACTCAGAAGCTGCACTTAATTTATCTACTGCTGGTTTGCAAAAAGTATCTATGAAATCATCTGCACTCATTGCCTGTAATCCACCAGTAGTGCTATCATAAAAAACTGGAAATGCTTTACTGTCGGTATCTGCTGTCATACTGACATCTGTTACTGTCTGAGTAACTTTATCGTAGTTTGTTGTAATTGTGCCAGGTTCAGCAGTTTGGCCTTCACTTGGATTAGAAGAAGCTTGTTGTGCGGCCGCACCAGAAATTTTTCTCGTGTCTGCCATAGTTGGTGATATATTACCACTACTTGATACGATAGTTAAAACTGGATTTGGAGCTAAACTATATTGATATATTGTTTGAGTTACATATTCTGTAATTTCAGACGTTGAAAGTTGCTTCAAGTCAGAACCATCCCAATAAACAGGTGTTCTTGCTGTCATAATAAATCTCCCCTTTTGTTATATTTATAAACCATCTCCACCAACACCGTTGATGGTTCTAACGACAGTACCATTGGAGTCAAGAATTTTTAATGTGGAGTTAGTTGCCTCTGTAAAAAATTCTAGAATGACATCATCACCTGCATTAGAGCCTCCAGCATCAGTTCTATCTAAGATGATGTTATCTCCAGCGTCAGTTGATGAACCATCTGTTCCGTTTAGTAATAAAAAATCTCCAAATAATTCTGGTTTTGCAAATAAAGAAAATTTTAAATTTTCATCAATTGCGATAGCAGGGGTTGTTCCTACAGCAGAGCCTTTACCTATAAGTAAATCATCTGCACTATCATCTAATGCGATATAAAAATCTTGTGCATTTCCATCAAAAACTATTTTAGTATCTTCTGCTCCAGCATCTCCAATTGTTAATGTAGGTGTTGTACCATTAATTAACAAAGAGTTTGCAGTTGTAAATGTTCCATTTAATGTTAACCCATCATCAGCTGCATGAGTTAAAGTAATTTCATCATCACTCCCAAAAGATAATACAGCACTATCTGATTTTAATCTTACATCATCACCTACTGTTAAGTCAAGAGCAATACCAACTCCACCACTAACAATTAATGCACCATCTGTTGTAACAGTATTTGCAGTTGTTGCTGGAATACTTACATTACCTGAACTGTCTATTGAAAATCTTGTGTTTGTTCCTATTGCAGTTGTGCCTATTTTAAATTTATCTGAATCGCCATCATCTACACCCATTGTAAAAGTTGCAGTACCAGATAATGCAAATGCTAAAAACGGGTCTCCATCTGTGGCAGTATTGTTAACTATTAAACCTGTTGTAGAACCTGCACCACCAAGTGTTAAAGATGTATCGGCGGCGTGTGTCAATGTGATATCTTGATCATTACCAAATTGAATAGTGCTAGAATCTGCCAAAAATAAATCAGAAAATTCTAAAGTTGCACTTCCTAATGCAGCCCCATCTGCCGTTGTTGGTGTAACTGAACCTGTAAATACTGCACCTGAAGTTTTTGCCATTGGAATTCCACCAGCGGTAGAACCATCATGGACAACGACAACATCTTTCGTAGTATCTACAGTAACTTCACCAACTGCACCAGTAAATGAGTTGTGTTGTGTTGTCGTTCCTCTTCTTAATTGTAAAGTAGTTGCCATAGTTATTCCCTAATTCTTTTTATTTATATTACGCTATACTTCCTAAATCAATTGTTGCACCTGTAACCATAACTGTGCCAGTGGCGTCTGGAAAAGTTATTGTTCTATCTGCTGTTGGATCGGTAACTGTTAATGTAGTTTCGTGTGCATTTGCAGTTGAACCTTCCAATACAATGTTAGAACCATTAATTGTAAGTGAATTACCAGTAATTGCATCTAGGGCAAAAGCACCAGTTATAGTTAAATCTCCAATACTAGCTGAAGATGCTGTCAAAGCACCAAAGTTTAATGTGCCTGCCTCTAATGCAGTAACATCTGTAACCAAATTATTAAATTTGACTCTAAATTGTTCTAAGGTATTATTACTACCTACTGTTGTTGCTGTTATCGCCATTTCTATCTACCAAAGTTTTTAACATTGTTTTTATTTCGTGCATTTCACATTTTAAATTATTTATCTCTCTTGTTGCACTTCTTAATTCATCTCTTTTTGCCTGTGCTTCTTTTGCTCTTTTTACTGCTCTTTCATATGCAGAAGTATCTTTGTTAATAATTGCACTAGAGTTCATATCTCTAACTAAATTACTGTGTCCTTGTACTTTTACATAATCTGTCATTACGTTGCCAATGCTATTGCTCTAAAATCTTTAATACGAACAGGTTCAGCTGCATTTGTTCCTTGTCCTACGATTTTAATTGCAAATTGTATGAATGTTGGTAGTGGTTCTCCCACTCCATCATCTGTAACACCTGCTGTAAATTTATATTCTTGAAAATCATCTATATCAAGTGAGGATAAAACTGTGTTATCTGTCGTGCCTGTTGTATTAAAAAATGTATATCCTAGTTCATCAAAGTCACTTGCATCATCAGTTCTTAAAGTTTTAAATAACACTTTAATATCTGAAGAATTATGTTTATGTGCAGAGAAGAAAACCTTTAATGCAGTTGCTGGATTTTCTAATGCGATTTTTTTCGTAATATAAATGAAAGAATTTTGATCGCCGTTTGGTTCTGTTGATGCAACAAAATCTGTAGTAGGATAAACATCTGAAGAACTATCAATATTATTAATTCTATTTGCAATTGCCAACATTGAAAGCCTGTTTGTGTCAATTACAGGTGAAACATTTGCATTTGTTGTCCTTAAATCTATAGGTAAGAATAAAGATTTTGTTCCACTATTCTCATTTGTTTCATTTATTTTTGATGCAACAATCTTTGAAGTAAAAAATCTAAAGTTTTCATTTAAAGGTGTTCCTACAGCATTACCAGTCGTTGTAGCAGTAAATGATGTTTCACTTCCACTAGGACTTGTGCCTGACATAGGTTGAATAGAACCACTAACGGCAGTTTCTGGTAATTCTAATGCAGATATATTTGTTTTGATATTTTCATATCTGAAATTCTCTGAGGCATAAACATTTATTCCACCAACTTGTGAATCTGTTGAATTTCCAGATATTGTAGGTGCAGTTGTTAAAGCAACAGTATAGGAATCCATACCTATATTTGCAATTGCAGTATGAGTTTTGTTTATTTGATCTAATGGTGTTTTAAATAATTGATATAATTCTACAGTAGCACCATCTGCGTGAGCAGCTGCAGTTGAAGATGCTTGTCCTCTAGATAAACTTGAAATTGTTGTAGATGACAATGTTCCAAACATTATCTCATTACCTATTTTAACATAACATCTTGAAGATAAACTACTTGCTTCAAACCCAGTGGCCGATGTAAGTGTTAAAGACGTTGAGGCTGCAGTAATCGCCCCATTTAATGTTGTAGATACACCAGATGATGCACCTGATATTGTAACATTATTAGATGTAGAGTACATTCCGTGATCTTGATGTCTTACTTGAAGAACTGCTGAACTATTCACCATATTTAAAGGATTTGTTTTTAATCTTCTACCTTTATCTGAAGTTCCTATTTCATTTGTATAAGAATCTCCAATATCTTTATTCTGTAATGTTACTGTACCTGTTGTATTTCTTGTAAATACAGCCTTTCTAACTGTAAATTTTAAATCTTCTGCATATGAAGGTCTCCAAGACCTATTGTTTTGTGATTTATATAAAACTCCAAGATGTGGTTGTTTAGATATTAATCTAGTTCCACCGACATCTACTTCTCCCATTTTTGAAATCCAAACACGAGGTATTATTGTATGAGCTCTAACTACAACACTATACTCTGCACCTTCTTTTAAATAGACAGGTGAGTCAAAAGTAAATGTTGTTGCAACGGAGGCGTCTGTTGAAACATTAATATCAGCAGGTTCTAAAAGTTTTCTCCCAAAAGGTAATATTTTTGGACCAGGGTAACCATTAACTGTATTTCTAATTTCTATCCAACAAGGAGTATCTTCATCTTTAGCAGAAAAATATACATCTAAAGAGGTTATGAAACAACCACCACTTTCCTCAACCATAAAAGTTTGTGCAAGTGGGTCATCACCTGCACAAGTTTTAACACTTCTAATATCATCATCATTAAATTGAACTATTCCCTTATTATTAGTAACAACTGTAACATTTGGATTTACATTATCATTGCCATCATCATTAACTCTAGTTCTGTTTATAATTCTAGATGAGGTATCTGTTGCAGTTGTTGTATCTGAAACTGTGCTTTGAACAACTTTAGCATTTCTAGTTGCAACTATATTTTCTTGTGCAGTTTCTATTATTCCTTTTGCAGAAAAAATTGTACTTCCAGCAGTTGTTGGAAATGGCATCCTTTTATTTGTTGAACTTGATGTGATTCTAAATTCTTTTTCACCAGTTTTAAATTTTGGAACAGTTTCTTGACCTGTAAATTTAGTTTCTGGTATTCTTAAAGTTCCTTTTATTTCTCCAAAGGCTGTTGTAACTAAAGCAGAACCCTCTATTATCGTTGTGTCTGTCGTGTATGCACTAGAATTTGGTGTTACAAAATTTGACATATCTACACCATCAAAATATACATAAACTCTTACATTTGGAAAAAACCCTGTGCCAGTAAATTCTATATTAATAGGTCTCATAAAAGGTATTATTGCTTTTGATAAAATTTTGTCGCCTAAACTCTCTTCATCAATTTGTTCTACAACTTCTGTTTTGATACCTGTTCTTGTTAAATCTGAACGAGTTGTTTGAATTGTTCTTGTTATATCAAAATTACCTTCTCTTGCAGTTTCTTGTCTAGACGCCACAACACCAGACCATTGTGTTTCCCAATTGTTCCATATTGTGCCTACTTGATTTTCGTTTGCAGCTAAAACAGAATCAAAATTACCATCAACATTAATAACTAAATCTGGTCGTCTATCTGTTTCAAACCAAGTATCTGCATCAGGTTTAAGCTCTATATGTCCTATCCAATTAGGAACATAATCTGCTAACACTCTTTCAGTTCGTGATGCATAAGGATTTTCTGAAAGTGTTGTTGAAGTATAAGGTAATGTAAATACATCACCAGTTTTTTGATATCCAGCCGCAGCTCTTAAAGCGTCTGTAGAAACAGATTCCTCTAATTCAACATTTCTCATAACACATTTTGGTCTTAATTCTTTTTTTGCTTGATCTATAGAATTTTTATAATCTATATTTTTAACATCTCCAACTCTATGACCTGCAAAATTATCCACAATAAAACCAGACTTAAATCTGTTTAATCCATTTGCATCTTGTACTTCAAAAGATTCTGCATCTCTTTCTAATAATGAAAGATTTGTATAATACTCAAGATTATCAATTCTTGTTTGAAGTTTACCTATGTCTTTCATGGTAAATCTTTGAGTCTTTACTCTTGTTATTGATATGTCAGTAGGTTTAAAAGTAAATGCTGGTACAAAAAGTTCAGCAAGTTTAAATGCGTTATCCAATTCTTTTGGACTTTGAGGATTTTCAGCAGGTGTGCCTATTACTGTTGAAAAATTTCCCTTTTCTGTAAGATAGATAGTTGCTCTTTGTGATAGATAATGTTCAAAATCTAAAGTTCCAATTGTATTTGGTTTAGGTGTATCAACAACTGTTGCACCAGTGCCATCAAACTGTCTGTGAAAAAAGTCAAAAGACTTTGCAGTAATTGTATCTACAGTAGAATCTGTTGATGATGCTCCTGCGATATCTTCCACAGTAGGTCTAAAATCTATACAATCTGTTAATGGAAATAAACCAGTTGGTTCTGGCTCATCTGGGTCAACTCTTGTTGCAGTATAAGTTGGAATATCATCATATTCCATTTGTTTAGCACCTGTGTCTGAATAAGAGTCCACACTAAAGAATGACCCACCAGAATGAGAGAAGAAATCAAATACAACTAATAATCTACCTCTAGGTGCTGGGGCATCAGTTTTTCTTACTATTCTTGCAATGTCATAAAAATTATCTCTTTGACCAGTATCTAATGTAAAATTAGAAGTTATTACTTTAGAACCTGCTGTCAAAGTTCCAACTGTCGCAGTTGCAGCTGAACCTGAACCTGTTATTGTTTCTCCAGCAGTAAAATCTGTTGCACCATTTCCGTGAACTAATGTATATGTCATTGGTGATGTTGTATTTACAACTCTTGCAGCTGCACCAGATGTTGCACCAGTAATTCTTTCTCCTCTTGCAAATGTACCAGTAATATTTGATATTGTCATTTGAGGAATGGAAGCGTCTGTACTTGTATCTTCAGAATCATATACTGCTTGTAATCTAAAAGCATCTGCACGACCTAAGGATATATCTTTATCTGTTGCCTTTGTTCCATAATCGCCTGCGGTTGCACCTAAAACTTTTAATTGTTTAGATAATGTAGTAGTTTTAACTCTTGAAGTAATTGCTGTTCTTAAAATTGTTGCAGTAAGTTTAACTTTAGCCGCATTTGCTAAAATACTATTGTCTGTAATAGTTATTGTAGATGTACCAGTTCCAGATATTGTGTCTGCAATATTTACAACATCTCCTTGGCCACCACTTCCAGAACCTGCGGTTAATATTGTTAAGGTATAATCTGCTTGAGTATGTGCAAGAAAAGTTTCTCCAGAACCAGCAGTAAAAGAAACGACACCTGAGGAATTTGTTGTTCCTATAAATTGGCGTCTTATATTAATTTGTGTATCACTTACACCACTATTATCTGTAGTTAATAAAGTTTTAACAACTTTTTTAGGAAGTTTATATATTGAAACATTTTTTTCTGACTCTTGAAGAACAGCGGTTGATTCAGATTCAAGAGCAACTGTAGTAGAATTATCTTCCTCTAAGACTATATTATCTCCAGCGTTTACACTATTTGCATCTGTTCCATCTAAAAGAATTTGGGAAATTACCCCTATTGTTAATGCAATGTCAGCTGTAAAATCTTGGCCTGCATCAGCATCATCCATAAACAATGAACGAGTATCAGTAAATTTATGTGTTGTTATTTCAGATATTGTTAAATCTGTATTACCAGAGTCCTCTACTATTTGATCTGTTTCAGAGGAATCAGAAGCAGTAATTTTTTCTCCAGAGCTAAATGCACCAACAACATTTGTTAAAACAACAGTTGTGCCAGAGGTTAATGAACCAAAAACAAAACCAGTCGCACCTGAAGTCACACCTTTAACCTGAACACCTCCGTTTGAATGATTTGCAATAAGAGTCGCACTTGGTGTTCCATTTAATGTTAAATATGTAAATGGTCTTACATCAAAAAGATATAATCTATAAATTGCATCTGTATTTCCTTTTGTGCCTGATTCATATTGCATGGTTTTTGCACGACAAACTCCAATTTGTGTGCCAGAGGAACTTCCTCTAGTCACTATTCCATCATCAAATAATCCTATCGTTTTGTACGGTGTTGTTTCACTAGAAATACTTGAAACATCTGGTTGACCATATACATTTGTAATTTTTACAAAGTTTCCTAATTCTGCATTTATAGCTCCAGCATCTACTGTATCAAAGTTTCTTGCTTTCGGAACATCTAACCTTGTAGATGCAGTTTTTTCTATTTCATAACCTTTAACATATGCTTTACCAGGTGATACAGATAAAACAAAATTAGTTGATGATGCAGTATTACCATCATCTGTAGTATCTCCTATTGAATAAACTCCATCAAAATCTTCACCTTTGACTCTAGATGTTAAAGACTCTTTTGCCTCAAACTGAAAAGGTCTTACTGTATAATCACCAGATTCATCAAATGTTCTTCTTGCAAGAGTATCTCCTAAAACAGAATATTCTGTAGGTCTACTATCAGTTAAAGGTTGACTTACTCTAAGTCTAACTAATTCTATAAAACTAGAATCAGCAATAGATGTTGTATCTAATGATGCAAGTGTTAATGTAATTTTTAATCTGTGAGCGCCTTTAGCTGCAAAGTTAGATGAACCTGTTGCATTGTCTGTTAGTGAAGTATCTGATTCAGGTGTTTCTAAAGTTTCTGTTATTGTAAATCCAACTCTTGCATTAACACTTGTTGATGTATCTGAAAGAACTAATGTTTGTTCATCTGCTTGAACAAAAGTTCCTTTTACAAAATATACACCTCCATCTCCTATTGTAACTGCTGTGCCTGTTTGAGCAGCTGAAGTTGAGTGTGTTGTTGCCGAGGCTGTATTTGCAGAATATGCTGTTGTATGTGTTATGGCTGCATTTGCGGTTATGTTTTCAGAATTAGAAAATACTGCTGAACTTCCGTCTGCACCTGCCGTTACATATTGAACATAAAGTAAAGGTTGTGTTGTTGCAGTTGCGTTTTTAAATCCTACTACCCTTGCTTTAACACCAGATGTTGCACCAGTAACTATAACAGGTGTTGTTGCATTATAATATTGACTAGGAACAATTGTTTCACCTGCAAAGGCAGATGACAATTGAATACTTTGATAAGTGTCACTTGTTGTTATTTGTGCTGGAAGAACGGTATCTCCCTCTTGGAATATGTGATTACCAAATCTTTCAAACTGATTTTGTAATATAGATTGTAACTGAGTTAACTCTCTAGCTTGAACAGCAAACCCTGGTCTAAATAATATTCTATGAAAATTTTTATCTTGTGAAAAATCGTCATAATATGGTGCTACGTTTAAATCCGTTTTTTGTGGCATATTAGAACTCTATGATAATTTTAATATCTTCTGTTTGATCTGATACTCTTTGTATTGGTTTTCTATTCTCTGTATAAATTATATTTCCACTATCTGGTTGTAACTCTGGGTTAGCATACCCAGTTGTGAGAGATAATGTATTACTATTTGCAAGTGTTACTGTTTCAGTTGTGCTTGATGGCGTACCAGTTGCACCTGATGTTGAACCTGTAATTACATTTGTTCCACTAAATGCAACATAAGACCCAGTTGCAGTTACAGTTCCATAACTTGAGTATCTTTCTTGTGTAAAATATAATAAACTTCTTGTACTATCGTATTCAACAACTCTTCCAACAGCACCAGTTGTCGCTTGTGTTATTGTTTCATCAACATCAAATGTGCCAGATGATGATGAAAATTTAACAACGTATGTTAATCTAGCTGTACTATCCGTTGCAACTGTACTAGTTCCATAAGTTGTTGGGTCTACAACTATTCCTATATTTCTAAAATCATTTTCAGTAGATAAATCATCACCCTCTGCTTGTGCTAATGTGGTATTTGTCATAACAAAATGGCCACCAAGTTCTGATACTGCATCATTACCATGACCTGATTTTGGACTTATGACAACTCGTATAGCTCCACCCGATCCACTTCCGATAGAAGATGTTGATGATAAACCAGAATCAGAAAAGGTATTACCTGTTGTTAAGTTAACGGTACCAAAAGTATATCCAGACCCTGCTGAATGAATTGTTGTATCAGTACCAGCGGTCAATCCGAATGATTGAATCGCACCACCAGAAACAGTTATTCTAACAATCGCTCCAGAAGATGTTCCTTGACTTGTTCCATCTCCATAAACGGCTGCATAGTAAGTTCCATTTGAATAACCTGAACCAGCAGTAACAACAAGTGATTCAATCGCACCATCAGTTGCAGCTGCACTTACAGTTGAATCCGTAGAAACTGGCATAAAATCTGTTGTCAAAAATTTTGAAACTTCTGACGCTGTAATAGAATACATATATTTTAAGATATATCCACCTGACTCAAATGTTGATGTTGATGTAGATGTTGGTTCTGAACCAGAAAATGCTGTTCCCCCATTGTTATCCAAAACTTTATATACATTGTTATCTGTAGTCATAAAGAAAAATGTACTTGAATATAATGAAGATGCACCAGATGTTGCTGTGTTGGAAGAACTTATTGTGTCATCATACATATCAAAAGTTGTGTTGTTTGCCCAGTTTCTTCTAGGAAGTGCAAAGGTAACATCTGAAGAAGATATAAGTTTTGCACCTGTCATTGCATCCCAATCATAAAATTCTCTACTTACGGAATCTGCTGGAGTTGGTGGTGAAGTATCTGAACCTCCACTTGTGCCTGTAGTAAAAGGTGTTGCTTTTCCTATAAACAAATAGTAAGTGGATTTAGATGACTCCGTGAACGACTCTTGAAATTGATTAGCGTTATGTTGTCTAAATTTTTCTGTAATTATTGCTGTCATGACTTTCCTTTACAATCTCTATTGTTATTTATACATTGTTAAGATGCCTTTTTTATAATATATGCACCTCGTACCACAGGTGTCTTTCCTATCTGTATGACATTTAGTGGTAAAGGATTGCGTAAAACTTTTCCATCTTTATTAAAATTTAATGTCAAGTTTTCAAAAGATATTTGTCCTACATCCTTTCTTATGTCAGCTTCCTCTAATAAAATACCTTCTTTAAGTAATTCTATATCTGCTGTTTGAGAACCATCATCAAGAATTAAATCATCACCTGCATTAGTTGACGATCCATCCGTTCCATCTAATATCATAACATCTCCAATCTCAGCTGTTGTATCTTCTAATTGTACTCTGTCTATTGATTCTTTGTTTAAAGATTTTTCTTGTAATAATAAATTACCATCTTCTAATTCCATTTTAGAGTCATTAGAGCCTGTGTCATTTTCCTCCATTATTAAAACTCCATCAACCTCTTGAATAATTCTAAAATTATCTTCATCAACAATAAATGAATTTGCATTAGTGCTACTACTATCCGTTCCGTTTAATGTAAGAAAACCAGTATCTTCTAATGCAATAGCATCTGGGTCTTTTGCAAGAGCATTATTAATATCTCCTTGACTCTCTATAAATGGTGATAATAAACCTGTATCTTCTGTGCCAGTTTCAATTCCAACAAATGAAACCCCACCAACATCTGACTCCAATGCGATATATGTTGTATCATCAAATTCAAGTTTTATTCTTCCGTCTACAAGTTCTCTTGCCACCATATCTCCATTTTGCGATAATAGTAATCTACTTGGTCTTATTATGTCACTTATCTTTAAATTAAATTCTGTAGTTAATTGACTTATTGTGAATGTTTCTTGATTTCTAGGTTCATCACTCATTAATTTTTCACCCTCATGAAATTTTATTAGTGACCCGTGTGTAAAAATATTACTTCCGTCAGCTAATATTTTTGACAATCCATCTTCTTGAAGAACATTGTCACCAGCATCTGTTCCACTTGCATCTGTTCCGTCTAAAACTATTTCTACGACTGTCGGTAATGGTTCTATACCATTTAGTACAAGAACTCCATGATTTTCTTTTGGTTCTAAAAGCAAGAGCTCTCCCTCATCTGTTGAACTTGCACTTGCATTTAATAAAATATTATCTCCAGCATCAGTACCAAAAATATCTGTTCCATCTAAGAGTAGTGTTCCGAATGTCGCATCTTCTAACATGAAACCACTTGTTTCATCAAAAGGGTCATTTCCAAGATGGACAAGTAAATTTTTAGAATTCGCATATGTATTTGGTTTGGAAGAAACTGTTACTTTATTTTCTACTGTTAATGTTCTCTCATTGTTTACACCTGGAGCAGAAGATGACTCCATCATCATTCTTCCCCCACCATCATCAAATGAAGTTTGTTTAGTTCCACTCTCAAAGATAAATTGTTCACGAACAATATTACCATTAGAATCTACATTAAATGATATTATTCCGTGTTCAAGTATTATTTTTCTAGAATCTGTTTCATCTATTATACTATCACCTGCGTTACTTGATGAACCATCAGTTCCGTCAAGTATTAGACCATCACCTATAATGACACCATCTTCTTGAAGTATTGTATCTTCTCTGTGACCAACTCTGTCTGAAACTGGTACGGCAAGTGTTCTTGTTTGAATTCTCTCATCAAAAATAAAATCTAATGTAGATGCAAGAATTGGTGAGAAGGTATCAAGACTTGGACTTGAAACAGAGGTACCTGATGCTTGCAATGATGTTGAGATAAGTGTTGCGATAGAAACTTTTCCAAATACAGCAAATCCAGCTGGGTGTACAGCTTGTTTTAACTCATTGATATATTGTGTCGTTGATTGACCAACTTGTACCTCATATGAAAATTGTTGATAGTAATAGGAATCTTGAATACGATTTAAATCTTCATTTATTAAACTGTTTATCCCTTTATAGTTTCCTTCACTTGTTGATGTTGTATCAACTGTCAAAGAACCTCTAGATATATCTGCTAATATTACGGTACCAGTTGCCCCACCAGAATCTGTTATGACAACATCATTTCCACTAAAGTCTATTAGATTTTCAAAAATTATTTCAGAACCTGCATTGTTAGAAGAACTATCCGTTCCATCTATAACAATAAAGTCTGTAGCTGACATTGATGTTACTGAATCTGTTTCACTTACAATTCTACTACCTGCATCAGTTGATGAACCATCTGTTCCATTTAATAGTAAATGATTACCAAAAGTTTCAAGTTTTAATCTTTGTCCGTCTGTTTCATCTAAAAACTTAGATGTTTCATCAGTAACTAAATTATCAATTAATACTTTAGCCCCAACATCTTCTTGTTGTGATGCATTAGATTCCTCAAGAAATACACTATCACCCTCCTCTAATGATAATCTTTGCAAAGGTTGATCGGCCGATGCACTTTCCATTTGTATATAACTTACATTTGCAAAACTAGAATCTAAAACTAAATCATCATTCTCATCTGATATTATAGTTAGTCTAGGTAAAGTCTGTATTATGTTTCCCATACCAGAATGATTTACGCAATAATAGTATAAATCGCCACCAGGCTCTGGGATAACTATTTGAATATACGCACCAGAAGTTCCAATAGCGATATCAGCAGTAGATTTTGTTACGTTTGTCGTGTATTCTGTTCCACTTCCATGTGTTCCATCTGACGTTAAAGAAAATTTAAGTTGATGGTTCGCAGTAGATGTCGCATTATATAAAGATGAATCGGATAAATCAAAATAATATGTCCAACCTTCTTTTAATTGTAAATTTGGTTTTTCTATTCCATTGATTTCAAAAACATTTTGTTCATAGGTTGTGGAATATTTTACCTTTACTGTTAAATTAACAAATCTTGTTGACTCTATAGAAGATGAAGTTCCATCTAAAATAATATTATCATTTGATGTTCCCTCTATAATTTGTGTATCTTCAAGTAAAAAATCATTACCTGATAAAACAGTACCAGTCAATTCTTCTGTAACAAAAGGTAAGTTTACTGTACCAGTAAATTCTTGGAACATTCTTTCTACGTTTTCAAATGTCGTTGTTAATAAATTATTTGTTGAATCCCAAGAAACGACAGTACCTGTATGACCACTTGAAGCCAAAGTATTATCTTTGGCAAAAGTACCTGTAACATCTTTTAAAATAAAATGTGCGTTAAAAGTCATGTCAGGGATGTCATCTGTATTATAATTAAACCCTGCATCATTAATTTTTAAAGAATTGACTGCACCAATATCTGTAGTTAATGGTATGAGTTTTGCACTAGAACCACCTGAAGTTATTGGCGTTATTGTTGGAAGAGATGTATATCCTTGTCCAAAGTTGGTTAATATAATTTTATTAATAGATGTTGCTTCTGACACAGATAGAGTATCATATTCTAAAACTAATTTATCTGTGGCCGTACCATGCAAGTCTAAACTTGTTTGGGTATTGTTCATTAATATATTAAATCCAGCATCAGCACCACCACTTGTGGTTCTATCTAATAATAATAAATCAACATCGCTATCTGGGTACTCTTGATATGCAGCTGCAGTTGTGGTTAAATTATCTACAGCTCGTTGTGCAGTAGAGGCTGGCATATAAAATGTAATGCCTGGAAATTCGTTAAATGTTTGCTCCGTGGCAGAACTATCAGAATCGGCTGCCTTAGCTGTGGTTTCTGTTAAATAAATTGGATAAAAATATCCTCTTTTACCAGCACTATTTTGAGCAGTTCCATCTGATATAGTTAATCCAGCAGTTCCATAAAGATAAAAAGGTCCATTTAAAACTTCTTTACTTTCTAATGCTATATTAAAAGGTTCGTCTATTAATACTGAACCAGATTCTATAAGTATTGTACCTGTGCCTGTAGAATCTGTTCCAGACTCTAATAATATTCCTCCACCAATAACCGAAATAAATCCCTCGGCTGGTATGATATCCGTTCCACCTGAAAATAATACTTTCTCTCCAGCTTCATATCCACTCCCTACAGTATCTACAAATACCTCACTAATACCTCCACCATTTAGTGTACCAACTTTAACTGAACCAAATCCATTTCCTTTTGAAGAGTCTACTACTAAATCCTCATTTACTGTATTTAAAATACCATCATTTGATATTGATGTTGTTGAAATAATATCTTTAATTGTAAAAGATATTTCTGTATCACTTGTAGCAGAGGTTGCAGTAATTGTTTCGCCAGATACAAACCCACTTAATGATAAAGTATCTAAATTGATACCAAACTTATAATCCTCTATTGTAAACTCTATGACCGATATTACACCTTGTTGAAAAGTTGAAACATCAGAAACAGTTGCTGTGGCTTGAGATGTTCCACCTGTAATAACTTTGTTTAATGCTTCTGACCCAGATGAACCAGTTGATGAAACTCTTATCTTTACATTCTCTTTCCAATTACCATCAGACATTCTTATCATATATTGATTTGGATATATTATTTCAGAATTTTCTGCAAGCAATAATCTCATAAAAAGTTTATGACCCTCTTTAGTTCCTTTTGCAGAATATAAGTCTTTAATACTTTTTACTAAATTTCTTCTTGAAACACCAGATGCTAATGTTTTAGGTATAGCGTTCATAAAAGAATATTTTAT